CACACTATGATCCCTACTTTGTATTTTTGCAAAGATTCTCAGAGAACCTCAGTGCACTAGGAGGCACTGCACTAGGAGGTGGTGGGTAATACTATACCACCACCTCCCGACACCCACATGTTTTTTGTTAACTCCTAATTTAAATTTTTACCAAAAATTGATTGGTGTAGTGGATCCGAGCCTTGTCGGAAAACAAACTTGCATAAATTTAGAATGGATATTGAAAACAGAAAACGTAAACGTCAAAGCCAGGGTGGAGGTTCTAGGAATAGAAATAAGACAATCTCGCTCATACCTGCCGACGCAGCCCCTATGTATACAGCGCCAGTTAGAGCCTATACTGGAAGTTTGGTGCCCTACGCAACTAGAGGATACAGACAAAACAATATAGAACTCAAAGTGGCAGATTTGGCTACTGCAACATATAACGTTCACGATCAAGGAACTATCACACTATTAGCATGTCCTACCGTAGGAGCAGACTTCACTAACAGAGTTGGCCGTAAAATAACCTTAAAAACAGTTTATGTTAAAGGTGCCGTCGCCCAAATGAACGCTTGGGTTCTTGCCAACCAAACAGTGCAAGCACAACACCTCAGAATGATTATTTTCGTAGACTATCAACCCAATGCCGCTGCCCCTGCAGTTACAGACATTCTAAATAACGCTACGCCTGCTTCACAGCTAAACCTCAACAACAGAGATAGATTCAGAGTTATAGCAGATAAGGAATACGTAGTAGATCCTTATTGTTTAGAAGAGGCAGGGCCAACAGAAACATTTGCATCTACATGCAATCAAATCAAATTCGTTAAAAAATTCAAACGTATTAACATCGAAACAATCTTCAACAACAATAGCACAGGGGCCATTGGCGACATCACCTCAGGAGCTTTATTTATGTTATGGATAGGTACTGGTGACCATACAAACGTAGGTCAGTACTCTCAGGCTAAGGTGTCTACTAGAGTAAGGTTCTCTGATCAATAAATGTTGGTTTATATGTCTTTTTATTATCAAGGGAACAGCTTTAGCGAGGGGGGGGTTGCGAGGCAAAAAGGGTGATAACTAGACAGCCGAGTCCCTTCGGGCCTCGGTGCAGTTATTCGAGGGGGGTTCCGGGGCGGTTTAAGATATGAACCGCATGTTGCCATTTTGCAAAAACTGGGGTTGTTTGTAAAGACGTGTCTCTCCATACGACACAGGACGCATTCTGTTGGGGTCCAAGGACCCCAACACTGCTCTAGGTGTAGCTGTGGTTCGACCAGTATTCAATGGGGGGGTCCTTGCATAGAGGGACGTGCGGTACTGACGAGTCCCTTCGGGACTCGATCCCTCGTCCTCTAGCAATTCTATATTGTACACATGGCTAATCCACACGTGATCCACTGGACTGTCCGAGACATTTTTAAGCGAAGATTTTTCGAGTGGGTTATATTCAACCCTAATCCCACTCTATGGATACACCAGCAGGTACACCTTACGACAGACCTACCTCTTCCAGACAACGGAGAACACAGAAGAGGTTGTCAAACTTCGTTTTTACTCTGAACAACTACACATCGGAAGAATATACCTCCCTGATCGAGAGACTCAAGATTTGTCGTTGGGCGTGCGTTGCAAAGGAGACTGGAGAGAGTGGCACTCCTCACTTACAAGGAGCCGTCGTAATTGGCAAGCAAGTGGCCTTCTCGACTGTAAAGACCTGGCCTGGCTTATCGCGTGCCCACTTGGAACCAATGCGAGGTACACCTCAGGACTCACTTGCCTATTGCTCAAAACAAGACTTGACGCCGTATATCATCGGTACCCTACCCTCACCAGGTAATGCATATACTCATAACTACAATGCGTTGTTCGTCACACAAGCCGAAATTGATGACTTCCTCGAATGGTCACAATGCAGCCCTACAAACAATATACCTATGGAATTTTGTTATTAATAAATTCTATTAGGTAAGAGAACAGATTTACATAGCGTTGTCGAAAAAGTGCAAGCAGGAGCTAGTCTTAGACAGCTATCTAAAGATGCTCAAGATGCTGCAGTGGTTGTTAAATTTCACCGTGGACTTACTGTCCTTAGGGGACTCACAACCCCAGATCGAAGTACTAAACCTACGGTCTATTGGCTTTCTGGACCTACAGGAACAGGGAAGACAAGGGCTTGTTTTTCGTTTGCCCAGCACTCTGGGCTCAATTACGAAGACGTGTGGATGTCCTCGGGGACACTCCAATGGTTCGATGGATATGATGGACAGCAACTGGCCATTTTTGACGATTTCCGAGCTAAACACGTTGAGTTCGCCTTCTTATTACGACTACTTGACAGATATCCAATTAGGGTGCCCTTTAAGGGCGGATTTGTCAACTGGAATCCTAAGTACATATTCATCACATCACCCTATCCTATCGATAGAGCCTTCGAAAAAAGATCCGAGCATATACCCGAAGATATCCAACAGCTTAAGCGACGAATTAGTAAAATATTCAACCTCGATCAGGGAGCACTACTCCCTGCATTCAGAATATCCGACGAAACATTACATAATAGGATCGTTTCCAAAATGTTAACCAAGGCAGGTCTTCCTGATCCTTTTACCCCCGAGGAAGAGGATGCTGGGGGTAGCCCTGCAATAAGTAGTTTTGCTGACTCTATCGACGAGCAATAAAACTTAATAAAGATCATTTTTAATGTATATTGCTCTTTTGTTTCATGGCCCAGCATGTGCTGACATTAGTCGAATTCTCACGCACACTATGATCCCTACTTTGTATTTTTGCAAAGATTCTCAGAGAACCTCAGTGCACTAGGAGGCACTGCACTAGGAGGTGGTGGGTAATACTATACCACCACCTCCCGACACCCACATGT